AGAGAGAAGCGTAACGACATCGGTCTGGCTAAGTCTATAAACAAGAACCTGAAGGATGTCGCTAAACACTACAGAGAAGAACATGCGCGGCTACAACAGCTACGCATGGACGGGGAAGTAGGAATCTTGGATGTTATTGAGTATTAAAACCACCAGCCATAAGCGGCACATCTGATCTCCTTTGCGCCTCATCAATAGCTTCTTGTAACCCAATCGCCAATGCAACAGAATCTTTCAGAAAAGAACTTTGATTACGGTCCGCATATTCTTGCACATATCTTAGATCTACACGTTGATTAACAAACAATCCTGCTAGCTCTCTAGCGTCTCGCTGTTCTCTGGGCGTGTATTTAAGGTATCCCTGTAGTATTTGCTCTCCATCCGGTCCTGCGCGGAGCATATGCTGCATTAGACTGGCATTCTTTTTTACTACGTTAGTTGCATAACTTCTAAGCCCTGATGCCAACACTGTGCCAGCAACAATTCCAGCACCAACGCCGGATATTCCTGAGGCCGCATAACCAGCAGATGCGCCAGCAGAACCAAAAATCGCACCGTACATAACGCTTCTTAAAAGGTCACCAGAATTAAAACCAACCTCAGCCGCTGCATATAATATTTTTGAAAGACCTTTACCGGAAATTGCATCTTCTATTATTTTTGCTTCTGAGGGTTTTATAAATCTGTTTTCTAATGTGCCCTCTTTTACAAAAGGAAGTAGTGCGTTTTTTAAAGTTTCTACATAGTTTTTTCCAGCAATCTTATCCATATCGACATTTTGCAGTGTCCTCTGAAACGATCTTGCGTTAGAGGCTCTGCGGTGCATTTCTTTTGCCGCAGCTAATGCCTCTCCAAACGTCTTTCCGTCAAGAACACCAGGATTAAGCGGCACGATATTCATAAGCTGATCATCTAATTCTTTTGCAATTTGATCTGCAATTGATGAGTTTTCGCCTCTTAACACACGAATGTCGTTTTCTAATCGAGCGTATGTTAGTTCACCGTCTTCCGCTGCTTTACGAAGATTCTTTAAAATTGTTGTAGGCCCTGAATTACCAGCACCATCTAATGTATATCGATTTACTAGATCATCTACAGCACCCATAAATGGTCTAATACTAGGACCGTCGAGCTTGATGCCAGACTCATCTAATACCTTATAAAGAGCGGTTTTTGTTCCGTATAAAGTATTAACATCTGGGGCTGCCCTAAAGTATTGTTTAGACAAGCCTACCAGACTGTTTGCCAAACTATTTAATGCAGCGGGTGCTAATAACTGACCGCCAAATCTGGCAATCTCGTCATTACCAAATCCTGTGGCGTTTACTAACTGTACTGCTGCCTCTCCACCTGCTCCAGATGCCGCGCCATAAGCAAAATCTTGCATAGGGGTTGTTCTACCCATTTCTGCTAGAACGCGCTGCAAAACACTTTGGTCAAATTGTGATGCTTTCGCTAAGATGTTAGAGGTCGCTCTAGTTGCAAACCCCATTGGTAGAGACATCGAGCCAAGCTCCCCCGCTGCTTGAATAATCTGACTTATTGCGCCATCACCGGCAAACTGCCCTCTCTCACCGACTCTACTAGAAAAAAATCCTTGTCCTCTAGGCACAAGACTCCCTTGCTGTATCGCGGCAATTGGATATTGTATTGGAGAAGTCAGCACATCTAGCAAATTAGCAGACGGTCTATTGACTGCGGCGATCGCCTCCATCGCGTAATCACCCGCTGTTGGCTGCTGTCTGGCTACTGTAGTAGGTTGTAAACTTAGAGGTAGATTTTGTTCTCTACGAGCCGAGCGAGCTGCTGCTAATATCGCATCATCATCACCGCTGTTTGCGATCGACTCGTCAATATATACGATTTCATTGCCCGCAAAACGAACACCGACTTTGCGTCCTGCTGTTTGACTATTTGTGCTTTCTGGAGTTGCCATATCTAAATGCCTTATTCCTCTAAGGACAAATCTGACCTATTGATTATTGATGGTTCAGGTTTTGGTTCAAGGCCAATATATTGATCGTAAGTCAATTCAACACTGCTTCTTTGTTCTAAATTGTAAAGAGTGTTTTCTATTACTTCTAAATTCTGCATAAATTGTTCATATGGCTGGCCGACTCGCAACGCAGCAATACGATCTTTAAGCAGTTGAAGCTCTGCCTGATTCAATGCGCCAAATCCTGTCGCGCCAACCGCCGATCCTTGTCGGGCTGCCGCTAAACCAGTTAAGGCCATTAAACCTTCTAACGTACTAAGCTCCGTGCTGAGTGCGTATTGCCTGCTTCCTGGAACACCTGTCAAAACAACGTCTACGAATCCACCAGTAATATCCTTACCGTCGGCTTTTGCCTTTTCAATTTCTGTTCGGACACGAGAGGCAGCAGCAATACCAGCCCTAGCTTGTTCAGCAGATGCTAAGTTCCTTGCGTTAAGAGCATTTAGTTCTTGCTCTTTCTCAATTCGCTTATCTGCTGATGCTGGTACTGACACATAAATTGTTTCACCGTTTCGTTCAACGGCTTGGTATTTTTCTTCCGGTATTATTGGTAGCAAGATGTCCAGTGCAGCAGTAGTTTGCTGATACCGTTCTTCCTCACTCAGACTAGTATTGTTTCTCAGTTCTCTAACTTTTTGAAAATATCGGCTTATAGATGCAGGATCATGATCTTTAAGACTTGGATCCATAATGACGCCAGTTTGTGGGTCGGTCTGGGGAGCTATAATAAATTTACCTGTATCTGCATTATATAGATTGTTCCCATATGGAATTAGTTTGTCCTCAGGATTTAATTCCTCAAACAATCTTGCCGCATCCGCAGCACTGTCAAATTGGCCACCATCAATTCTTTGCTCATATGATTCTAACAACTCTGACGGTCCATATTGAGTTAACTCGCGGCGCACGACATCTTTTAGTCCGGCCCTAAGAGACTCTAGTCGTGTTTGCTCTGTAGCGTCTGCTTCAAGTCTTGCGGCTTCTGTTTGTCTGCGTTGTTCTGCTTCTGCTAGCTCATTCAGCGTTCTTAGTCGCGTCAACTCCGCTTGTGCTGCCGCCGCTCTAGCTTCTGCCTGTTGCGATGCCGCTGCTTGTCTTAACTGTATAGCTTGGGCAGGGGCAACGTCTTGTAAGGCTCTGGCTAATCTAGTCATTCCTTCAGGAGTGCTTGTATCGCCTTTCTTTAAAATGTCTTGGACCTTTTCACTTTGGGTTCTGACATCAAGACCTAGCATCCCACCAACGCCCCTACGCATTGCTTCTTGTCTTTGGGGCATTTGCATAGCTAAAGCAGATACTAGAGGAGCCTGAGTCCTAGCAAGTCCTGTAAGACCACCAGTTAACTCCCGTCCTTTGAGTATCCCCTCTGTCATCATACGTTCTTGACGTTGAGCAGGAGTCTCAATAATGTCGCTAAATAAAGATTGTATGTTGATAGCCATTACTAGCTCCTATAAATACACTACGGTTCCATCAGCCATTACAGTAGGTGTTCCTTGAGGATTGAACACCTGCCTTGCAGCAGCTTCCGATTGATTCTTCAATGCTTCTTGAATCATACCCATAGCCTCATTCCAAGAACCTTTAAGCTGAGTAGGTTGTGATGCAGCTTGTTTCTGTTGCTCACCTTTTAACAAGTCAAACAAACCTTGATACTGCTGCTGTCTAAGGGCGTTTCTAAGACCCTCAAATCCCAACTGGGATTCTATAGCAGATTCAGCAATACCAGCACCTAAACCTAATCTACTAGCTTGTAATTGAGATGCTAAACGAGATGCTTCTAACTGAGGTGTAAGCGTTCTCAAAAGTTCCTGCTGTGGTGTGTAAGCAGTTGGGATAGCTGATAAGCCCATCTCACCCAACAGGCCCATTCTACCCCTATACTCCTGTAGACCTTGTAGAGTCTGCTGGGATTGTAGGGCTTGTTCAGCACGAGCTTGTTCCATAGCAGATACAGCAGAAGCTGCACGTTGTTCTTCTATGGCCTTATTCAAGGCTAGTTGTTCAGGAGTGCCTCCATACATTGCTGTCTGCACACCACCCCGACCCTGACCAAACAATCGTTCTTCTAGCTGAAGTCTAGCTCTTTCCCTTTCAGGAGCTTGCATAGCCTCTAGCCTGCCAAATATATCTGATTCTCTAGTAGCTCGCGCTGCTGGATCTTGCGTTAGCATACCAATCAAAGCACTTTGTTCTGCCTCTCTTTGAGCAGGATCGCCTAAAAAGTCAAAAGCATATTGACCAAATCCAGTTAACGACCTTTGCAGCGCAGCTTCTTCAGGACTCAAAGCTAACTCAGTACCGGTTTCACTTATAGTAGCCGCCGCAGGCTGACCAAATACATTCGTACCCGTAACAGTAAATGGCTTAAATTGACCTTGCCTTTCTATTTCTTTTAACAGACCGCCTTCATAAGTGGGTAAATCAGGCTGACCACCAAAGAATATGTTAGCCTCTTGACGGGCTTGGCCTATGTCTTTAATTCCACGTTCAGTTAAAACACCCTGACCTATAGCACCTATAAGCCCAGCAGTAGGACTGCCTAAAAAGTCACCTATTGCATTTCCTATATTATCGTACCAAGCCATTAGTAAGTCCCTCCATCAATAGTGCCAGTAAATGTTCCTGACACTGTGAGGTTTGCAGCAGTTGTAGTCCCCGTAAATGTCGGGCCAGCTAAATTAGCTTTGGTAGCTACCGCAGTTGCTATGTTATCAAATTCGGTGTTCACTTCTGTTCCCTTCACCACCTTAGAAGGATTTCCTGACACCAGGGCATCCTTGGCGGCAAAGTTAGTTGTCTTCGTGTAATCAGTCATTAGACAATCCTTCCAAGTAGTGCATGAATATTTAATTGTTGAATAGCTATAGACTTACCATTGACCGCAGTTTCAACTCCTACGGATACAACAGCACCCGATCCAGACGCATTTATTTTCTGTCTGTTAACCAAACTTAATGAAGAAGAATACTCAGCTTCAGTATTGTATTCGGATATATTGTATTGAGCAGCGTTATTAGCAGGTAACGTGTATGCCTGCTTTTTATATGCGTTTGTATAGTCATAGGCCCAGTTAAGTACAACTGTTGCTTCCGCACCATCAAAAGTAGTTAAGTTAACTTTCTTAAGAAATTTAAGTACCGAACTATCCCCAAATGCTAAAGGATGGGAAAAGTAACTTAACTGATAAGAACTGGTGTTGTCTTTATAAGTATCATATTGAGCAATACCAGTTGCATTGCCAATATAAATAGTGTCATCCACTAAATTAGTAAAACATAGTGGTGATATTTGGGTCCAAGTGGTAGCGCGATATGATCCATCTTGGAGAGGAAACCTAGTATCAAAAACATACACTGCTTGTAGAGACGGAAAGTTGACGAGCACAAACGCTTCTTTGGGCGAATAATGTAATGAGATATTTCCCGTTTCGCTGGCTACTAAATTCTTAACGTCATTGTTGACGTTCTTAGATATGTCGCCAATTGGTGAGGACTTTTCTTGTATTGTTCTCGCTAAACTCCTAACACCAGATCGATCAAGGAATATAAGGTCTTTACCTGTAGAAACAACAGCATCCCTAGATACACATCCTATATTAGATATGGTATCCGCTAGAGTCATAGTAGAAGGAGAGTCAGCACCTTCGTAAATAAGGATAGCGTCCTTACCAAAAATGACTAAAAATCCATTATGAGAAGCTAAAGAAACTATCTCATCGTATCCATTGGGCCAGACCTTAGATACATCTATGGAACCTGAAGAACCACCACTCCAAACAGTCCCATCTAATAGGTCACTCCAGTAAATAGTAGACTTATCTGTAGCAAAGTCAGCTACCCACAATCTACCAAAGCCTGCTAAGACTTCGTTACCCTGCGGAGGAGTACCAGCAGAACCAGAATGAGAAGACATCTTCTGAACGGCAGCAGCGGCATTAGAATAGACTAAAGGCTCCTGACTTCTCTGAAAGAAATACGCCTTGTCGTTAAAGTTAACTATTTTCCAGTTATCATCTGATACGGTATAAGAAGCGGGAGTCTCGTCAACTAAAGTAGTAGTTCCTGAAAATATTAAACTATTACCTACTGAGAATACTTTTACATTCCCACCTGAATCTCTAAATTGATGTACGGCTTCTATTCCATCAGAACTTCCCAACACAGAAGCCCCATTCGTAGACACCATAGAATAACCTTTACGCGCAGCAACCCGCCCCTCTTTATCAATAATGCAGTTATCTGCAACTGATGCAAAAGTTGGATCTTGAGCTAACGGGGCATCTTGGGTATTTATACCCGCAAAGCCTGGAGCCGTAATGGTTATGCTTTGTAATTTCTGGGCCATTAGATCACCTGAAAGGTAAGCTCCGAGGGATATCTGTTAGCGTCAAACGCAACCGCATCTGATAGAGCAGTAGACGCCACAGCAAACTGTTCTGCTGCTGACTGACCACCTGTCTCACCGCGCTCCCGCAAGGCCATAGCATACGCTAGTTGTATTACAGGGTTGCTAGGAATAGATAGGCTGTCTGAGTCAGAACTAAGATCTGCCTGCGGCACAACAACGTCAAAACGCAAGGAATACACAGCGTTTGGCTCTGGATACAATTTAACCTTAAGATCCTTGCTTGCATCCGTGCCAACAAATGTAAAGTAATCTGGTGATCCTGCAACTACAGCAGTGTTGTAGTACACATTATTAAAATATGACTTACTTCGTTGATACATAAACTTTTGTGATGTCGTGTTCATGACATCTTTAATAACTGCCTGATCTCCACTACCAGTTATTGAATATTCGCTTGTCCCACTTGCCGTATTTATAGTTATGGCATCCCGCAATGCAGTCCAATCAAATGAGTTTTCTACAATTTTTTTTGCGTCATTAACTAGATCGCCAATTAAGGAGGAGTAGTCTGTTTCATTAACAGTTGTAACTGTATCCTCCCGTAATCTGCGGAGGACGTTATTAATTAAATCTAAATAGGTCATACCATTCCTCCGAATCTTTGTGCTATCGATCCGATCATACCTAATCGTTTTTCTACGTTATCTAATTTTGTAAATAGTGGATCAAACAAAATGCTTTGTGTAACAGGTGTTTCTGTCAACATAGTTTTTATTATTGATTCTTTTTGAAGATTCACATCTAAAATATTTTTTAAAATATTGATATTTACATTTGGATTAACGTTGGGGTTGACGTTGGGGTTAACGTTAGGATTTATATTTGGATTTATATTTGGATTTATATTTGGGTTTATATTTGGGTTTATATTTGGGTTTATATTTGGGTTTACATTAACATTCACATTCGGGTTAACGTTTGGATTAACATTTGGATTTACATTTGGATTTACATTTGGATTTACATTTGGATTAACGTTAGGGTTAACGTTTGGATTAACGTTAGGGTTAACGTTAGGATTGACGTTAGGGTTAACATTCGGGTTTACATTAGCATTGACCGCTGCATTAGTAGCAATGTTCGTAGCTGTATTAGCATTAACACCTGAATTAACTGCTGCATTAACCGCACTATTTACCGCTGCATTTGTTGCTGCATTTACATTAACACCTGCATTTACCGCTGTATTAATAGCTGTATTAACTGCTGTGTTTATTGCAGTAGTAGTATTTACTCCCGCATTTAATGAATTTGTTAATGAGTTGTTAATTGCAGTATCAATTGCAGTATTTGCATTTACTCCACTATTTAAAGCAGAGTTAATATTGGTAGCAGTGTTTGCCGCTGTATTAGCTGCTGTGTTAACTGCTGTAGTAACAGATGTCGTTGCAGCTGTGTTGGCTGCTGTAGTTGCTGCTGTGTTAGCAGCAACATTACTACCCGTTGTAAGACTTGTTAACATTCCTGTGTTAGCTGCGGCATCAGCAGCAGCCTTAGCATCAGCAGCGGCTTTAGCATCTGCTTGTGCTTTAGCATCTGCAGATGCTTTGGCAGCAGCATCTGCTGCGGCTTTAGATGCAGCATCTGCTTTTGCTTTTGCATCGGCGGCAGCTTTAGCATCAGCAGCAGCCTTAGCGGCAGCATCAGCTTTTGCTTTATTTGCGGCATCAGCTTTAGCTTTAGCAGCGGCGTCAGCAGCAGCTTTGTTAGCAGCATCTAAGGCAGCCTTAGCTTCAGCGGCTGCTTTTGCATCTGCGGCTGCTTTTTCTGCTGCGGCTTTTGCATCAGCATCGGCTTTAGCTTTAGCTGCTGCGTCTGCGGCGGCCTTATCAGCAGCAGCTTTGTCCGCTGCGGCCTTTTCTGCGGCGGCCTTATCCGCTGCCGCTTTGTCCGCTGCGGCTTTATCGGCGGCTGCTTTATCGGCCGCTGCCTTGTCAGCTGCTGCTTTAGCGTTAGCAGCATCCTGTGCAGCTTTTTCTAACGCTCTTTGTTTTTGTAAAGCTAGATCTGTATTGCCATCTGATTGTGCTTGCGCTGCTTCTTTTGCTAACTGAGCTTGTCTTGCGGCAGCAGCATCTTGTGCAGCTTTAGCATCAGCGGCAGCCTTTTCAGCGGCAGCCTTTTCAGCGGCGGCTTTTTCTGCAGCGGCTTTAGCAGCGGCGTCTGCGGCAGTTGTATCTGTTTGTACTGGGCCAATAGCAGGGCCAGCATCTACAGTTACTCCTTGATCCAAGGTTACTCCAGCCTCTGCTGCTCTGCGATTAATTTGATTTACATCTACTCCTGTGGCTTGTGCTATTTGTTGAGCAGACACGTTATTTTTATTAGCAATAAACGCAATAGCAGCCATCGCAGCAGCACCAAAACCAAATGCCGCAACTGCTTGGTTGATCATTGAGTTAACTGCTTTATTAGTTGGTTGTTGTTTAGAAACTGTTTGTGTTGCTGCCTGTGTTCCGCTTGTACCTGAAGCGGTGGCTGTTCCTGAAGTTGTTGTTGCTGAAGTTGTTGCTGCTGTTTCTTCGGTTGTTAAATCTGTAGTAGTGTCATCAGCAGTTAAATCTGTAGTTTCTGTAGTGTTCAAACCAAGTTTTTCTGCTTCCTGTAAAAAAGATTGCGCTTTATCAGTTGTTTGATCAAACGTTTCAACTTGACCAGTTCCAGTATTTATTTGTTGTAATGCCTGTACTTTGCCTAGATCACCACTAAAATCTATGTCTTGACCAAGAACCTGACCTTCTTCAAATCCTGGCTCTATATCTCCTAAATTTAAATTTCTATAAGGGCCTGAAAATTCACTATCTAAAACACTACCTAATCTATCTAATGTGTTTACATTCACATCAGTAGATAGATCAGTTGTTTGACTTTGATCCTCAGATGCTAACGCGCCAGTAACAGAACCTATAACATTTCCAGCAGCAGTTTCTAATGCTGCATT